CTAGATACTTCTGTAGCTGTAGTTCCTTGTACAACCTGAAGAAGTTTTCCGCCGCCAGCAGCAGCCCACGTATTGTCCCCACGCAGAAATGTACTCGAGCTAGCCGTGCCTGTTGCAGATAAATCAGCTAATGCAACTGAATCATCAGGAAGCCCGCCGACCGCGAGGTTTGTGATCGTTCCGCTAGAACCGAGGTTAAGAGTTCCCATGTTGAGATGTTAGCTGATAAGCCACGTTCCGTTAACCGTTACCGTGCCGTTGTTCGTTATAGGACCGACTGAATGCATTCCTTTGTTAGCTGCAATCGTATAAGTTCCGGCTGAAATAGTCTGATCATTCTGGTAGCCACAACCATCAAGACTAGTAGAAGCTATTCCCGTTAGGTTCGCGCCAGATCCTGCAAAAGCTGTTGCTGTAACTGTTCCTGTACTGGGGTTGTAATGGAAATCTCCGTCTGTTTCTAATCCACGACTACCAGCACCTTGAGCATCTTCTACAAAGGCTATTAAGTTATTTTCATTGGTACTTTCATTGTCTGCGATAGTGACATGATCAGCCGTGCCAGTTGTATCTTGGTTTAACGTACCTACTACAAAATCTAAGGTGCCGTCAGAATCTTCATAGGTTACTGTAATACCTGTTTCAGTATTACCCGTTACCATACCTCCAACCCAATCTTCAACATTCTCTTGAGTTACGCTGGCCGGAACCGCTGCCCAGACTGGATTTGCTCCACTTCCTTGTGTTTTCAAAAAGTATCCAGATGTTCCTGCTGATAATCTCGCTGGGACTCCGGATGCTCCGTAATAAAGAACATCACCTTGAGTTGCATGTGCTAATTGAGCAAGATCAACTGCGTTATCACTAGGTGTTCCAATATCAACAACTTCGCCGTTTAAAACAATAAATATGTCTGCTCCTGACCCTGGAGCTGCAGAGAATTTAATTCTTCCTGTTGTCCCTGTATCAATAACAAATCCATCTAAACCTGATGTACTAGAGCCAGCATTAGGCTGCTGAATGACTCCATTTACGCTCACTAAAAGTTGTTGAGCCGAAACGACTGCTTGGGCTGTTGTCGTACCTGATGTAACTAATGTGAAATCTGTATTGGTTAGATCGGCAGCTCCATTATTGGCGGAGTTTCTTAAAGTCAGAATCTTGTGATTTGCTGTACCTCCGCTGATATTTATAGTCTTCGTGGCGCCTGAGCCACTGGCTGTTACGCCAGACCCAGTGAAGTTTAATGTTGTTGCTGCTGTAGAAAGAGCGCTTCCTTCATCTTGAACAGTTACCTCTCCACCACTTGCTGCAATCGTGATGTTGTCAGCATCTGTATGTGTGAGGGTTATGTTGCTTCCAGCTACGAATTTAACGTCGTCATTTCCACTGCCAGATCCACCTGCAGCCAACCTGAGAATTATGTCGTTACTGGAGTCAACAAATGACTGGCTATAAGTCGTATCGGTTGTACTAATGGTGGCCCACTCAAGACCAGTTGCTTCACTACTATTCGCCTTAAGAACTTGACCGTTTGAACCCGCCGCTAATTTCGTAACAGTGTCATTTGCCGTTCCTACATAAATATCTCCCTTAGTATCTATCGTAGAAAGAGGGACTTTAGTGGCAATGCTATTTGTTACCGTAGTGGAGAAACTAGCATCATCTCCTAATGCTGCTGCCAACTCATTAAGTGTATTTAATGTACCTGGTGCGGAATCTACTAAGTTTGAAACTGCTGTCTCTACGTAAGCAGTAGTTGCTATTTTGGTACTATTATCTGCTGCGGATTGAGTGGTTCCTGTTACAGCAGAGGCTACAGTTCCCGTTACATTGACAGCATTAGTAGCGTTTGCTGGGGTGATATTTGCGGTGCCATCGAAGCTCGTTCCACCGATTGTTCTTGCTGTTTCGAGTGCAGTTGCAGTAGCAGCATTGCCTGTTGTGTCTTGATTAAGAGTTCCTATTACGAAGTCAAGAGTGTTATCGGAGTCTTCATAAGTAACAGTTATTCCTGTTTCTGTATTACTACCAACCATTGCCCCAACTGTGTCGGCAATAGTTTCAGCAAGACTTGTTCCGTTAATAGTTAAAGCATCTGTTTCGAGCGTTCCGTCAACATCAACATTGCCTGAAATATCAAGACTTGCCGCTACAACATCTCCAACGGTGATATTTGGTGTCCCAGACAATCCACCTGCCGTTCCTGTTGTGTTTTGATTGAGAGTTCCTATTACAAAATCAAGTGTATTATCTGAATCTTCGTAAGTAACAGTTATCCCCGTCTCTGTATTACTGCCGACCATTGCGCCGACAGTGTCCGCAATATATTCATTAAGAGCAACCCCATCGACGGTATAAGCATCTGCTTCCAACGTTCCATCAATATCGGCTCCTCCAGAAATATCTAAGGAGGCAGCAACAACGTCCCCTACAGTGATATTCGGTGTACCGGATAGACCTCCTGCTGTTCCTGTTGTGTTCTGATTAAGGGTGCCTATTACAAAGTCAAGAGTATTATCTGAATCCTCATAGGTAACAGTGATATTTGTTTCCGTATTACTGGAAACCATCGCCCCAACTGTGTCAGCGATGTACTCATTTAAAGCCGTGCCATTAACTGTGTAAGCATCCGCTTCTAATGTTCCATCAATATCGGCGTTACCCGAAATATCTAAAGAAGCTGCTATAACATCCGCAACTGTGATATTTGGAGTGCCTGTTAATCCTCCTGCTGTTCCTGAAATATTCCCGACTGTAAAATCAAGTGTATTGTCTGCATCCTGATAAACAACCGTTATATCTGACTCAGTATTACTTGAAACCATCGCGCCGACGGTATCAGCAATATATTCATTGAGAGCTGTTCCATCGATAGTTAACGCATCTGTTTCTAGCGTTCCGTCGATATCTGCATTGCCCGAAATATCTAAGGAAGCAGCTACAACATCAGTAACTGTGATATTTGGCGTACCGCTTAATCCAGCAGCAGTTCCAGAAGTGTTTCCTGTAACGTTGCCCGTTAAGTTTCCTGTAAATAATGTAGAAGTTAAATTGCCCGTCGATGGGTTGTAGTTCAACCCTGTATCAGTTTCCGCGCCCTGAGTTCCGGTTGCTCCATCAACAAATAAAGGATAAACAGTCTCATCTGTTGAATTATTGGCGCTAACAGTGATATTGGTAACCGAGGTAGCAGTAGCAGCATTCCCTGTGTACTGAGTCGCAGAGAGGACTTGAGTTCCTGCAACTTTTAAAACTTTTCCAGAAGCTAAATCAATATTTTCACTACTAGTCCAAGCATCTGTCGAATCAACCCAGTTCCACGTTTTGTCCCCATCCGTAGAGTCAATAGTTATACCCGCACCATCTACAGCAGCATCGTTTCCATTCCCTTTTGCAATCTCAATATTTTTATCTTTAACAGTCAGGTTGGTTGTATCAATAGTTGTCGTAGTTCCTTGTACTTCTAAATTTCCAGGAACAATTACACCTGTATCGGCAATTAGGAGTCTTGCTGCTCCACCTGTGACGAGTTGAATGCCATCAGCGCCATTCGCTGCTAGTCCTGTATTCGGATCACCTACAAAAGCTAGTGAGGGAGTTGAAGCACTACCTGCAGGAACATTAGTCAGTAAGACCGAGTACGCAATCTTTTTATTTTTATCTGCTGCTGCACTTTCGCTTTGATCAATAATCGGCAAGACATCGGTTGCCGCTGGCGCGGTCAACGCGGTCAGGTCAGTTATCTTCTTGTTGGCCATTAGCTTAAATCAGAGGTGGGAACTAGGTTTTGATGATGTACATCATTGATATATTTCTTGGACGAGATTCTGAACCTCCACTCGTAGCGATAGTAATTCCAGTTGTATCGCTATTTGTATTTTTATTTCTTGCACCACAGTCATTATCCCCAGCTTTCCACGGCCTGTAGCCTTCCTGTATATTTTGCTGGTCAACATAAACATGTGAGTGCCCAGGGTCAGTAACAGTGTGAGTATGTGATTTATTGTCGTCACCTTGAGCTGTTGCTATTGCTCTTCCAGAATCAACTCCACGTGAGTGATCCCATCCACGAACAAACTCACCACGGAGGTCTGGAACGGCAAAAGTGCTACTACCGTCACCGCTTCCATACGCGGTTCCGAGCACAGCAAAAAGGGTGGCATAAGTTGAACGACTTACATTTGCACCATTACATTGAAGCCATCCACTAGGAACAGCAGAAGTAGGAAAAGGAAGAACACTCCCAGCAGGGACACCCCCAACTTTCTCCCAGACTGTGCCTGTATATGCTTCTACATCTGACAAAGTACTGTTATATCTAATATCGCCTGTTGCTCCTGTCGGTCTCTGGGCAGTCGTTCCAACAGGTAATTTAAGGCTTGTTGTACCTGTCAAATCGAGCTCTGGAGCTGTTACTGTTCCCGTAAAAGTAGGTGAAGCTAAGGCAGCATGTCCCATGTCTGCTGTAGTTATACTTCCTAGTGATATCCAAGCATTATTGGCCCCATTCCTTATTTTTAACAGGTTGTTAGTTGTATCTGCCCACAGCATATATGCTACTTTAGTTGAAGGTTCAGATCCTCCACTATTTGTAGAATGAACTGCGTCTAAAACGTTATTTAAATCTGTACGGAAATTTGCTCCCGTAGCATTGGCAATGTCGTAATCATGTTGGGCCATTAAGTGCGCTCCTTACCGAATCCCGAAGCAGCCCAAACAAATGAACGTGCTACGGCTGAACTACCATTCTTAAATGTTACCTGGAATCCTGTCCGAGAGATATTAGCTAACTCATAAAAGTCACCGGATTGCTGATTTGTTGGCGAAATAACAACTGTTGGAGTGTTCTTAAATGCATTTGTAAAAGTAACGGTGTACTGAGACGATCCTGTCGTTACGGGTGTCGCTATGGATTCAGTACGCCCTTGAAGCTCTAACGTCGCTCCTAATTGAGTGATAGAAATATTTTGGTTGGTGTCTGCACTAGTTAATAAGGCTTTAAATTGGAAACCCCTTCCTTTGACTAATACATTAGAAAATTCTCTCCAGGTTCCCCAGGTTGCTGAGCCGCTAGCGGGATCATCGTTAGTCGCTCTGAGATAAAGAGTTGCATTGCACTGGTCAGCAACGGCACCACCAACATTATCAATAGTTCCCCAATCATCAATAAATCCTGTTCTGCTGTCCCAGTTAGTCCCTAAGTAGAAAGAAGCAGACCTTATATTCCTCTTAATATTGACATCGTAAGGCTGGGTTAAGTCAACAACAGTATTAAAAGCGTACTCTCCACTGGCTTTTACTACTCCTGAAGATACTTCACCTAATTGAAGTGCATCATTGCCAGAGTCATAAACAGTGTCAGTTTTTGTTCCTGCAAAGTTACCCGTATGTTCATCGACAGTCTGCACCAACAATCTTTCAGTAGGAGCAGGTAAATCAATCTCAACACGAGTCTTGTCTAAGTCATTTGTTGTCGAAGGCTCTGCTGACTGGCGACCTCCATCATCCATAAAACGAAGTAAATACGTTCCGGTTAATAATGGAACCTGCTTTTGAGTTTGTGATCCGGTTGCTGCAACAACAATTTCTTGAGAGTTTGCCCAAGTTGCGTTGCTTGTTAATTCAGAGTGTCTAATTAAAGTTCGACCCCCAAGTAATACATCGAGCTCAGTAGAACGATCCCAGGAAAGTATTGCGCTTGCTTCATCAATAGGTAAAAGACTTACTCCTGTTACCTGTGAAGGTAATGCTGTTTTTCCTTGAGCAACAAAAGGATCTAGTGTCGCCGGAGAAGCTGAGCTCAACCCGGAAGCGCTAAGACTATAGACTTCAATTTTGTAGTTACCCTGAACAGTATCAAGGATGTCGAAGCCCTTCGATCCTTCAACAGTTCTAGTCTCCCAGTTACCACTCTCATATCTCCATCTAACTCGTACATTATCTGTAGAAGAAGTCCAACTTAACTGAATTTTTACTCGCGCAATACCTGTATTCTCATACATTATTTCCGTACCAACCAACCCCGAAGGAGCTTCAGGAGGAACATTTAAATCAGTTATGTCACGCTCAGTTAGAGCAATATTATTCTCTATAAACTCGTATTTAGTTGAGTTGTATTGAATAGCTGAGATAGCGTAATTAGTGCCGTCTTGCTCTTCTATTCCAAGGACTCTCCAGGTAGAAGTTTTTATACTCGCTGTTTGATATATCCATATTGAATTTGGTAAAGGAGCTGCGCTGAAAGCAGCCGTCGCGTTATTGATAACACCCCCGGAACTAATACCGCTTATGCTCTTTGTTTCTACAGTTCCATCAGGTAGCACTACTGTAATTGTGGTTGAAGGGGTATAAGTAATATCCCCGATATCATCTACAGTTACGGAAGTGGTAGTAGCGCTTTTTATTTTTCCTCCTCTTCTTTCTCCTGATTTAACCGGATCTGCAATTTCTATAATCTGTCCTGGTCTGACAATTACACCAGCTTCTAAAGAAGCTATAAAGCTAACTGTTTCCCGTTCTACATTTTCCATGTACAACAACCACTTCCCAAGGCGATGAGCTTGTCCCCTTGATGTACATGCGAATGCATCTATATTTTTAACTACTGTCCCGTACCTAGCCTGGTTAGCAGTATCAGTAACTTCTTCATAGTTTATATCTCTCAATTCAAGATCTAAGTACTTAACAATCGCCACTGTTGATCTAGTCTTTTGGCTTGCATTCTGATATGTAAAACCAGGCTCTAGTACATTTGCCATCGTAAACATATAGCTAGGATCGGCAGGTGCATCCTGAGCAACAGTCATATTTCCTGCAGACCAAAAAGGCATAGCACGAAATATGCTGCACATCTGATTTATAGTTGAGTAAGCATCTCTAGGTCTTTGAATATTCATATTGCAAGAGAATCTAGGCTCCGTTCCGCCTGTTCCCGTGCCGTCGTCTACCTGTTCTGAACAATATTTAGAAGCAGTATAAAAGGCAAATTTATCTAACCTATCAGCATCTAAATGGTCTCCTAAACCATAGCGGCTACTGGTAAGTAAATCATACAAACACCAAGCAGGATCATTTGTCCAAACAGCAGCCCCTAATGTACCATTAAAAACTCCACTATAACTTAGGCTGCCATCTGTTCTTACACTTGCATTGTGAGGCACCTTCACTTTGATACCCTTAATTAAATACTTCCTAGCTGGAATATTGGTGAATTGCTCGGCATCTAAGCGAAGACCAACTAGAGCTGTATTATTATAAGGACGTGAATCATAGGTTATTTCTGTATAAGAAGTCCAAGAAAAGGCATTTGTTAATTTAGAAGTATCACTATCTTCTGTTACTCTTGTGACCCTTATATTTACAGGGAAAGTACCACTTAAACTAATTAAATAGTCTCTCTGATACAAGTCTCCTGTTCTACCCCCTATTTTTCCATCTTGTAGTTCTACAACATTTGAATAAGAACCTCCGTGGTATTGCACAGCTATAGCTAGTTCTATATCCGTGCCATAGATATCGCCTTCGTCGGTCATTCTTTGAAGAGCTGGAATAGATATAGTCACCTTTACTGCATCAACAGTACTGTCTGTGATTTGGACTACTCCAGGTGATCCATGCTGAATTGTTCCTAATCCTGTTGACTTAACAGTTGAAGTATTTTCTGTTATTGGAATTACTGTTTGACTCGAAGTACCAGTCCTTGTTTCCCAGCTAACGTCTTTAAAATTATATGTTCCGTCTGTTGATTGAAGTGGTGTGTTATTTAAGAATATAGATTTTGCTCCATCTACTAATCCTGATATCTCACCTTCGGAAATAACATCTAGAACTTTTGCAAACTGTTTACTATCTAAATTATCTTTTGCCTCATGGGGCTTATCCCCACCTCCTCCACCTTTTCCCCCAGAACCAATAATATAGGTCATACTTCCACCTGATTAGTGTCGATAGCAGCCGAAACGACAATCGAACCCGTTAACATTTTTCCGTATACAACCGGAACAGGAACACCAGCTCTTGATGTGTTTTGAATACCTCCGAAACTAAAAGAATTTATAGGATCTTGAGTTTCCTCTGGAACAGTAGGGATAGGTGTAAGAGCTTCAGCCACACCATATAAAACAAGAGAAGCACCAGTGCTAGCCATAACATTCGCAGCAACTATTCCTATAGATGAAGCAGTCGTTCCTTGGATTCCCATAAATGCAAAAGTAGAAGGACCAAGAAGAATTGCACCAGCAATTAAAGCTACGCCTAGAAGGATCTTTCCAGTGCCTTTACCCGCACCACCTATTACAGGGGTGATGCTTATATCACTTGCTCCTGTCGGATAGTGCAGCTCCTCTTTCGATATTTCCCAGTCCCCTGCCGATACTTTGTAGTACTGATCGGCCATGTGTTTTTCAAGTTCAGGCCAATTAGCTATTAAAAAACGAACAGCTTCAGCCGCATTTTTTACTTCAGCCTCTAGAACACGGTGTCCTACAAACTTTGCAAGTTTTCCGTAGAGCTTAATCTTGCGGAGCATACCTAATCCTCCTTCCCAAACATTTTAGATGCCATTCTGTGAGTTGGTCACGAGACGAGAGCCTGTTCTCTAGATGATGCAACAGTTCCTGCCCCCCAAGGTACACGCCGATGTGGTTTAAGCCAGGACTAGACATACTGAAAAGCATTAAGTCCCCTTTTTCTAGCTCCTCTCTTGGAAGTAATTCTCTAAAACCTGTTTCTTTCCAACAGCTATCAAACATAGGATTTTCTAAAAAATCTTCTCCGTCAAGAGGTCTATCCCAATCTCGCAAAGTAATACCTAATTCCTCCTTATACCAATCCCTACACAAACTCCAGCAGTCATTCACACCCCATGTCCACTTCCTTCCTATTAAAGGAGCTGTATACCCGCAAGGTTCACATTCTCCCCATGTTTCTATATCTGGGTTAACAATCCACCATTTTAAACCTGACTTTTCACATGCAACACGATCAGCTTCACTGGGTTCAGGAGAAGTTGTTGGATGGGAGTGAAATACCCCTACTATTTCTCCTTTATCTTCTGCTTTGGCCCAGCTTTCTGGATCGATAATAAATAAGTCTTTCTTTCTTGGTGCTACATTCACACAAGGTAAAAACGTTTCTCTGCCTTTTACAATAGCAATTAAACCGCAAGCTTCTGACGGTGATTCAGCTTTCGCGTGTTTTAAAGCCTCTTCTTGCCACATTATGAATAGAAAGAACCAACTCCAGGGAAATCTCCCGGTAAAATTTGTCTTTTAGGAATCCTGACTCCTTGAATATCAAAGCTAGCAGCTAATTCGTACTCAACAACATTTCTATTTTCTGACGACTTTCTGTCAACATAATAGACTTCAGTGGGGAAGAGACCAGATGAATCTGCAGTCCCATGTGGGTTACTTGTGCCTTCTAACTTAAGTAAATTACCATCTTCTAAAACCAAACCGTCAGAGGCACTCTCTTCTACTAAAACATACCCTGGGTCAAAATTAGCATCATCCAAATAACGTTCCAGTGTTCTTATTCGTGTTATTTTTGCTCCCTCTAGGCCAGGGAAACCACTTATAGATAATATCGTGGTTATAGTACCTAAAATATTACTTATTCTTATAGTTGGCCTCGGTAACATCTTTCCGTCGTAGGCAAATCCATCTGCTTCTATAGGAAATCTGATGTATTCATTTCCGTCAAAGACAACATTTCCGTATGTACCTCCTTGGTCAAAGACTTCATTCATACCATTATGAAAACGATATGTCATCTGCGATTGGTTACCATGAATTGCTGAATCTAATTCAAGTATAAAAAGCTCAATAATATTGCTGGGATTAGGCTTTTGAAGTTCCGATGAAGTAGCGCTTACGGCTGTCCACTGCACTCCTCCGTCATAAGTTATAGAACCATAAGAAGAGCTCCAAACTGGCTCTGACGAAGCAGACGTTCCAGCGTTAGTAACCTTGAAATGTACTCCTGTGAGTTGGTTTGTACTGGATTTTCGGACATCGCCTACGCTATAAGCGGTACTAGCGGCCCATGCTGCAACTGCTGCCATTAGGGTTCAAATACCTGTATAAAAGAAGCTTGAATACTGGCTCTATCTTTATAAGGAATAGATTTAGTCCAAGTAGGGCAAATAAACTTGTAAGAGGTCGCTTCTCCTATAGGAGTCCAGTCAAAGGGTTCCCCATCTGATGCTCTCGCCTCAAAGAAGACAGAAATAGTATCTGCGTCTGTTTCCGAAATATTTGTCCAACTAAGGTTCCACGTTTTTGGGTCAATGTTCATCCCAAATTTCACGCGATGGATGTAGCCATCATTGAATTGGGTAGCACTAACCTTCGGGCTAGATTGCTTTTGAGCTCCATAGCTAGGAGTTATAGAAGGAAAGGTTGCCATTATCTAGAGAGAATGCCTCCAGGTCTGCTTTGCTTTATTAATTCTGCCTGAACAGCAGCACCTAACAACCTTCCTAATTGTTGAGAACTTGGTTCGTTCCCTTGAACTTCCGAACCGCCTGTGGCATCTACGTTTACAACAACGTTTGTATCACTTGAGCCGCCTATCTTGTTGTTAGGAATAATCGTTCCAGAGCTATTAGGTTTAAAGATCTCTGGGCCTTTCTCCCCTACAAGATAAGATTTACCTCCGCTTACTGGGCCACCTGCTGCCATTCCTGGTAAGCCCATCCACTTTAACGATGATGTCACCGCGTAGTTCATCATAATTCTGGCCATCTGACGAGCTACGGAAGCCACATTTTCCCCAAGGGTCTTGGTTCCGTCTATCGCATCCTCAATAGCCTGCACCATTCCATCTCTAATTGTTGTTCCTATTTGTGCGAATGCCTGATTAAGTGCATCGACTCTTTCAGTAGCTTCAGTTCCTTTTTTAACTAAGCCAAGTAATGTTCTTATTTCCTCTAACGATTCTATGAAATTCTTGGCATCTTCCGCTTTATTCTTATCAAATTCTGCTTGTAATTTTTTAACTCTTTCGTCTGCAAAAACTGAAGGATCTACAACCCTACCTGCCATTGGGTCACTAGCAGCCCCAGCCAAGATTCTATCCATAAAAGTTATTTGTTTAGCTTTTTCAAGAGTCTTTTTATGCTCTTCTAATGCTATTGCTCTTGCTAGAGCCAATTCCACTGTAGCCGAGTCAAGGATAAGATTTTGTTTTAATAATTCTTCTGCCTTAGCGTTACCTATTTTTTCTCTGGCAGCAAATATTTGTTCTGCCAACGCACCTTGAGTTTGTGCAGCAGCGATAGCATCAACTGTTCCTGAATCTTTCCCAAACATACGGGATAAAGACATTCTTACGCCCTTGGAATCAAACTCAGAGAAAGCAGCTAATACACCCATTGCTTCTTGCTTGGTGATGTTCATCTTCTTCGCTAACGCATCTATTTCTTTCGCTGTAATAAGTGAACCATCTCCTGTATCTTTTAATCTGACATTTAGTACCGCCAAAGACTTATTAAACTCCAGGTTCTTTTCATAAGCCTGCCCTAAAGCTGTACCAACAACAGATAATCCAAAACCAAATCCTCCGCCGATCGCTCCACCTACTGCACCGCCTATACCACCACCAATGGCAGACGCTCCACCTTGCCCAAATAAGAGTGGGAAGCCACCACCAATCATGGCACTGCTAACTGCTCCTCTTGCACCACCTTGGAACATTCCTTTTTGATTAGCGGCTGCTTGCGTGGCTCGTCTCCTCTCCAGCACCATATTTATTCTCTGTTCTATGTTTAATTGCTTGCCCTTAATTAATACAGTTCTCTTATTAGCTGCGTCTAAAGAATTAGCCCACTTAAGTTCTTTTCTTCGCTGAGTGTCTGCAAAAGTCTTCCGTGTCCTTTCCCTCTGCTCCATCTTCGCGCTCCATGCGCCAAATCCGCTGGGCTGAATGTTCCCCGATCCTGTGGATATACCTCGCTCTAGTTTGGCCTTTGCGAGAGCGCGACCAGTCACAATATCAAACTTCCGTGCAGCTTCGGTAGATAACTTCAGCTCCTGCGTAAAGCCGCCTAAATTAGCTTCAGCCTGGATTAAAGATGGCGCGGTCTTCTGCGCGAGTGTTTTACCTAATCCCCATAAAGTAGTAGTTAACTTAGCCGCTGCTCTCTCAGGTACAACGAAAGCCTTCAAACCAAAGGCCATATAAGCAGCCGCAAAGGCCGCTGCATAACCAGGATGAGCAGTCATTATTGCTCCCAGTTTGATTAAAGCTGCCTGTAGTAAGTTCGCTTTAGCTGTGGTTATACCGAGCATTGAGCCAACCTTTGTTCCCGCCGCAACGTTCCACTGATTGAACGCATCGTGTATACCTTTGCCCGCAGCGCCAGCGGCTGCCACTCCTAAACCCCTACGACCTACTGCATCCCCCAAATTATTTTTAATAAAGCCTCCAACACCTCCAGCAGCTCGGCGAGCTAAGCTTACGGATCTCTCTTCCTTCCTGTTTATAGACGACATTATCTTATCTCTTTCCTGTAACTCTTTATTAATTAAATTCTGTATCTCGGATACTTTTATAGCCTGTTCTTTATACCCTTTTTGGGTACTTAACATCCTATCTAAAATCGCCTGTTGTTCCCCCAGAGCTTTATTTAATCCGTCTAGACCAGGCCCAGAAGTTACACCCTCTTTCTGTACTAAGGAATCTAATATTCTCTGCCTAGCGTATAATTCTTGGTTGATTGCGCCCTGTATCTCTCTTACTTTACTGACTTGAGCTATATACGTAGTATTAGTGGATATAAGTTTTGTTTGCTCTGCTGTAGCAGTAGCTAATAGTTGCCTTAAACCTTGTAACCCTTGCCCTTTAGCTAACTCTATAAGCCCAGTAGTTGTAACCTTTACTTGTGTGTCTAAGTCTTTAAATGCTCCCGTAAGTTTTGCAACTTGTACTGGTATCTGATCGGTTACTTTTCTTACTGCTTTGCCTAAGTTATATACATTAGGTATTACTTTGGTTATAGAAGAACCAAATAAAGTATATGCAGCAACACTCCCTCCTATACCCGCAGTTAGTAAAGGATGTGCAGCAGCTAAAGCACCTATAGCTGCACTAGCTTTTGTTACTAAACTAGGTAAAAAGGCTAAAGCACCACCAAAAAACTTTACTTGTCTAGCAGCAGTTTCTACTTGTGGTGCTAAAGCCGCTGCCCCTGCTGCTAATAAAGTCGTATTCCTTATAAAATCTCTGCTACCCTGACTAGCTTTAGCAATAGAAGTACTTAATTTACCTACACTTTTAGCGGCTTTATTAACACCTGTTTCTAAACCACTAAACCCTTTACGCGATATTATGTCTAGTTTTTTCTCTATACGATCTAAGCTTTTAAATAGACGATCAGTAGCCTGCTTGATCTGACGATCATTAACCTTGAACTCTATAAGTCGCGTATAATTCGTCGCCAAGTTAAAAATTACAGAGCGTCCTAGTCAGTTTACCTGCTTTGTGTTCGAGAAGCAGCCCTTGACTGAGTAGCGTCACGGTCTTTGTCCATTTCTTCATTCTGAAGAGCAAAGAAAGCAGCCCAACCAACCATCTCTTCTCTAGTTAGAGTGGCCGTTAATTCACTTACTGTCTTACCTAATTCTTTGGCTAAAGAAAAAAGAAATCTCCAATCACCGTTAGCTTTTTAAGTCAGCTTGCGCCTGTTCTACCTCCTTATCCGTACCAGATTCGAGCATTGCGAGCTGGATTTCTTGTAATACCGCAGCCTCTATCTCACGACGAAGGCTAGCTTTATCTCCGTCTGTAAAAAGTCTCTTCTCCTCTTTATCTAAGGCTTTCTGAATCATTAAAGCCAAAGCAAATTCATTTGCGTCATCCCCACTAGACTTTTTCTGGATTGATTCTCGCTCGGCAATAGTTAAGGGATGCCAATAAACGGTGAGTATGGTCACTCCATCCTTTACTACTTCGTGTTGATAAAGTTGGCTAACTCCGAAGTTATTACGGAGCAGTTCAATGGCTCTTGACATAGTGGCTCTTGATTTCTTCAATAATACACTAAGCGTTAGCAGAAAATTGGCAAGTTATGGTTCCCAGAAAGTGTGCTCGGTCATCAAGTTCTACAGGAGTAGGGCCAACAACATCTCCTACACGAGGTTTACAACTAAATGTATCGCTGTAATTAGAAGCGTTAACAGACGTTAAACCATCTATCACTGCTTCCCCAATAGAGGAGAACACAGAAGTTCCCTTGGACTTAGGCACATAAATATCACACACAACAAAACCTGTATAAAAATCAGATGAAGCTCCTTGATTCTGAAGAGTCGAAGAATTGAAATTGACAGACATTCTAATGAACTTGACTGTCTTACTAGGAGTAGTAAAAGGCGTGTTGTCGTAAGACATTTTCACTGTTCCATCGGCACTAGCTACTGCATCTGTAACTGCCTTTTCTAGAGCTGCGCGAGCGTTTACGAGGGTCATTGTTCTTTAAAGCTTGCTCACATAAGTCACTTCTCTATCATAATCGGCACCACTTGAGAAGTCTGATATAACTCCATACTTAGCGTTGGGTCTATTTTTATCACTAAACAAACGATCTATCTTTGCATTTAGTCCTTCAGCGCCCAATATGTAAGGAATAATATTGCGTTTTGGAGATTCCAAGGCAAATACACTGTACTCAGCAGTATTTCCTATATAAACGGTGTCAGAAAGACGAATCTTCTTAGGTACATAGTGTCTTACTTTTTGAACGGGCCTATTACCCGGAGCTAAAATAGTTTTCCCGTTAACAACTACTGTTTTTATTTTGTTCCACGGGCTGTAATTTTTTCTAAAGTCAGATTGGTCTACTGGGCCAGTGGTACTGGCTTTCCAGCTAGAGGCAAAGAACCCGGTTAATACAGGGCTTATGGGCCTTCCATTTACAGTGCCTTTGACTAAATCGTTAATAGTTTCTCCTACTAATTGTCCGTATTGAGCTTCTATTTGGGTCTGAAGATCCCTCTTTATGTCGTCGGCAAACCCTTTGGCACTTTTTCGCTTTGGCATTAGAACCTAACTAGAAGAATGTAAAGGTACTCTTGACCCCCTCTATAGGTTGTTATGTCAGTAATCTGAGCCGTTTGACTACCTCCTGCATAGGTCAAAACTATTTCATCTTGAAGAGTGGGTTGATTGTTACCTATTAAGTCTGGTGTTACATATATTTTCGCTTCCCTCTTTTCGTTTTCATCTTGTTCTTCAGAGCGTATGAACTCAATGGGAACACTTATAGCTGCATAAGAAGTATCTGTACTGGTGAGTGCTCCTGTTGACGTGTTATACGAAGGAAGTGTCTTACGAGTGTAAGTAATTGTGGTATCCAGGGCAGAACCCAGGTCAGCAACAACTTGTTTAGCTGCTGTTTTGAAAAGAGCGTCTAAAGCTGCCATTTAACCCCTCACTGTTCTTATTTGATAGCTAGCAGAGCCACCAAGGCAATAAGCACCAAGATAGGACTGAAGCCAAGGATAAACGTCAAAAACGTTGTTTATCGTGCCAACTCCTTGGCTATCGGTGTTGTATTTAACTTCGAGATCTCCGAGTTTTACTTCTTCGTAAGTTCCGTCAGTACCTTTATTACCAGTTATTGCGTCTGTGTCGTTTGCAAGTGCTCGTGCCAGCTCATATTGAGCGTATTTAATGGTGTTGGGGATGGCTTCACAGTCCAGATCTACCCCGTCAACTGTGTAGTTATTTCGAGGCCACTTAAGTGCCTGATCATTGTCACAACGGTCTCCGTAAAAGTTGAGACTATCTATCCAGCGACAGGCAGAAATTAAAGCCCGATTCTTCTGGTCGTCAGATTTATTTGTCCAGGTTGATGATTCTGGAGCAGTTTCAAAATACGTGTCAGCCTGAGCCAAAGTCACGTAACTATTTGCCGTTTCACTTTTCAGTGTGGCGGTTATGGTTGCAGCCACAATTCGTAAGAATAGGTATCCAACCCAGTGTAGCGGACATAAAAAGACCCTACCCGAAGGTAGGGCCGTGCAGACCTATGCACTCTCTAATTATCAATTAAAGAGTAGTTGTGTCTAGAGGAGTGTTAACAGTCAACTGAACGGCAGGGATTAGATCAATGTCGTAAGTTGCAGTCCAGTTATCCTTGTTGCCAAGAACACTGTTGGTTGGGTTGTCAGCAGCAGCACCCCACTTAGTACCCATTACGTGATACGCAGTGTGGTAGTCAACTGAGAGAACGTCCTGCTTAGAAAGGATGTTGCGATCAGCTTCAATCCGTAGATCCTGCTGAACACCTTCCATGATTGTGCCGGACTTAACCAAGTAGCAGTAGTACTCCTTGATGTGACCAGAGGAACCAGGCTGAACTGTGTTCACCTGAGAATCCATGATGACGTTCAAGCCAGCGAACTGACCGATGCTCTTAGCATCCACGCCAGCGCCGCCGCCACCCCAAGTAACTGCTCCACCTGAAACAAGTGAAGAAGTAGAGAAGGTTAGTAGTCCAACTTGATAGAGGTAGAAACCTACATTTGGGTGAACGATGATTGTGTCCAATTCATCGCCACGCTCTCCAAGAAGTGCGCGAGCCTTAGCTACGTTTGCACCTGTTAGATAGTTGGCTTCGCCTTGTCCAGAACTAGCAGCAATCGCATAGTCACCAGCATTGCCACTTAAGGCAGTGCCGAAAAGACCGTGTAGCTGATAGAAAAGACGCTGGCTGTTGAGCTTGTTGATTGCGTCTGCAATTTGGTTACGGATGTGAAGCATTGGATCTTCGCCAGCCGCCAAAACTGCTACATCATCAACCGCGTAGGCAAAACCTCTGTGGCAGATGGAAGCAATCTGAGTTGCTGTACCGATTTTCTGAGGAGTCAGATAACCATTGGTACTTGTTCCCCAGTTAGCTGCACCAGTCATTACCTCCTCAGTTGGAGATACTGGATTGAACTCAGGAACTTGGATGCGTGTACCGCCTTCCCTTGAATCAAGGAAGGAGTTACGAACTACAGCTCCACTCTTAATGAAGAGACTGCGTTCTTTAATGGCCTCGCTGACATAGCGAGACAAATTATTCCTCTTTACAACGTCCGCGAGAAGAACGCCGCCGGAATAATTCTGAAACGGGGCTGCCATTTCAAAAAACGGGAATTAGTTATGCGTAGTCCAAGTCACGGACTTGGGGGTTAGCTTCACGGAAACTAACTAGATTGAGCCTCTCTCTTGAGCACGGCTGCAAGATCAGGCTCGGTAGCTTCAAGGGCCATTTGCCTTGTAATGTTAATGCTACCTTCTTTCCAGGGATTAGACATGCCTGGAGAGACAGCAGAGTTAGGAGTTGGTTTGGCTCCCATCCCTGCCGCACTGCTTGGTTTGAAATGATGTTCCCACCCTGAACCTGGGTTTTTTAAGTTCCCTATATATGTAGATAGATCCTGTTCTATCCCGCCATTAAGAACAACAACCTTTCCATCATCGTTCTTTTTAAGTTTACTTTGCAACAGAGAAAGTGTTTGTTCCGCATTTATAGCCCCAGAATCACTTATGGCTGCAAGTGCTGCGGTCTTTGCGGTTTCAGCCTCATTTGACTTTCTTAAGTCTTCTAATTGCTGATTTAACTCAGCTATTTTTTGGTCTTTCCCTTGGGCGGTTTTGTTGGCTTCTTCCCATAGGTCTTTCCACTGGCCTTGGTCTTCGAGCGTTTTGCGGCGTTGGTCATCTTGTTTTTGGTACACCTCATCTAGCTTTCTTTTAACACCTTTACGGTCTTCTTGAGCCACAGACAACTCTTTCTGTAGCGAAGAAATTTTATTCTCGTACTCTGTTTTTAGAGAATCGAGATTTGGTGCTTCAGGAGCAGGAGTCTCAGCCACGGGCTGTTCAGCAGGAGTCACGGACTCAGGCTGAATGACTTTTTCCTCAACCATAATTAAGAATTAGTTTTAGAAGGTTTTACAGGAGCTTTAACCTCTTTTTCCTGCTTAGCGGTTAATCCCGCAAGAGGTTTTTCCACTTTTTTAGGTGCTGCTTTTGGAGCAGCTTTAGGAGCGAAAGCAGCTTCTAAGTCCTCCGCCCTTATGTTTCCTGAGTCCAAATCACCAGAAGGCATGGTAAAAAAATGAGTTGAAACTATTCTACTGTACTAAGCAAGAATTAACTATCTGAGTTTTCTTGAACACTTGGAAGGACTTCTCCCTGTACCAAAATGTCTCTAAACTCCTCTCTATCAATGACTTTCTGATCAAAGAGGGAGGTTAAAGCAGTCACATCTTGGCCAATTAGACGTTCAATATCGAAATCACGGCTAATTTTAATTTCAGGAGGGTCTAATTGAAGGTATTTTGCAGATAAATTGAACGATTTTTGCAGTTTTTGCTCTAAGTCTAAAGAGACCATTGAAAGCATCGAATTTGTGTCTACACGGTCTAATCGTCGTGCATCTGCTGATTCTGCGACGAATTTCTGCTGTGAGAGAGTACTGATGCCTAAAGAAGCCATCTGCTTCTCTAATTCTTGGATTTCTGCAGATTGAGCTTCAAAAGCACTTGATGCTGGCTCTACATAATAAACTTTATTGCCAGGTTGAGTCGCCATAGCGTAGTTAACGCTGATCGCCATATCCTTCGTCTGGTCATCCCATCCTTCGAGTACCAACATTGGCTGAGAAGCAACGTGCAGACTATGAATTAGGTCGGCTTGTCTCTGAAAATGAGCCAAATTCAGATAGGCAATGTCCAGCAGCGGCGGTTTACTGGTCATTGTGTCCGTTTTACCCGTGTAGACGGTCACTAGAGGAATCTCATCCAAGCTGTAGTCGCCGGACTCAATCAATTCATACTCCTGCTGTTGAGGAGGGCCATTGAAATCCCCCGTAAATCCACCCTGCGAATAAGGTTCTAGAGTTTTTTGCTTCTCCGTTTGCCTGTAAACGCGGTAGCGACCTGGCTCGATAACTCTTATTTGGTTGTAGACGCTTTCCCCAAATTCCCCATTAGGAACAACAGCTTTTTCCCCAATGCGAACTTGGATCAAACTTCCATAATTAACCTCCCTATCAAGTCTCCAACCGTAAATATTGGTCGGATCAACTTCAATCCAATAGGGTCGTCTGTTTAATGATCTTTCCTCGGCAAGACTTTTTGCCCCTGTTGGAGCAGGAAAATCCACCAAAGTGTGACTATGCCCGTAAGTAAGAGCACATATAAGGCTTCTTCGAGCGTATTCATCTAAATCAGAACCGCAACCATCTACATCTTTAGCGAAAACATCTGTCCAATAGGGGTCTCCTATTAGAGATATGGGCTTTCGAAGAATTAAACCTGTTGCTGCTCGGATTAAACGTTGCGTGTAAGGAGAAAATACAGCTCGGTTTACTCTTGATAAATAGGCCGTGTAATCTTCACGCGGCTCAAGGGGTAAAAACGCTTCGGAGTTTTCCCGCAGGTATTCCGTCCCTTGCGAAACCGCCTTCATAATCTCCCAAGCCTTCATCTGCTCCAGCACTGCGGCTGTTCGCATAAAAGGACTATCGGTACTACCTGGATAGGTTGTACTGACTATGTTTGTGCGAATTTTACCAGGAACGGCATACGTCACGGAATTACCCCTTTTGTTACTTAACCCCCTTAGATAGCGTCAGAAGTTAGAGCGCCGTTCATCTGGAAACTAATGTTGACAACCTGTAAATCACCTACAGATGTTGAAAACTCTGCCCCAGTAACTAAACCATTAAAGGCAAGTTTTTTAGAGCCAGAAGTATCAAGATAAAGCTCAAACTGAGCATCAGCAGCATCTTGCGCTACTAAAACATCCTTGAGGAATTCTTGTGTTTCGTCTCCAGTGGTTGCTGTGTAGAGCAATTCAACAGAGCCGTTTCCATCAATAAAGCTACCTACGTAAGCACGAGTAGTTGCTCCGTGTGCAGTAGTTTCAAGAACGTCTTTGGTTATAGAGAAGTTCCAGCTACGTGTAGAAGCAACAGCGGCAACAGTGCCAGCGCCGTTCTTAAACTTAACTGAACCTTCTTCGCCACGATAAAAGGCCATGACCTATCGAGAAAAAAGGGGTATGGCGTTAGTTTAACTCTTTGAATCTGGTTTTACAGTAGTTTCAACACTTGGTTTTTTAGATTTTTTCTTGTTAGCCATAGCAGCCTGACATCTTGGATCCCACAAACCAGGATTACGCTTACCTTTAACTTGCTCAATAATGTCAAGCATTTCTTCCGTAATTTCCATGTTGGGTGTTAGTAAATCCTATGGGTAGTCTGCCCCAGGGTTTCTGGTTTAGCCAAATTGAATTGTTGCAAACATAGATATCCGAAAGCGTCAAAAGCATGATCAACCCCCAAATTTTTGTTAGGTAGACCCGTATTTGGGGCATAAGTAAGAGTGCGAAGACTCTTAATTAATTGTTTACAACGTGGATGTATTACAGTACGGCGCGTGTTTGTGGCGTCAAGTAGTGCAGTATTAACTGCTGTGATTTTGTCTCTAATTTTCCACGGAGCACGAGGGCTTGAAACGGTAAAACCACTTCGCCTCAGAATGCTGTGATCAGTTGCCCCCACACCCGCAGTTTTTCTTGCTCCACCAGTGGGGTCAGGGCAGGCAATTATTCTTCGTTCTACACCATATCTACGCACTACTTCTTCCGAAAAATCCCACGTAGTTGCCCCTCCTGTAAGTGTAATTTCATCGAAAACATACAAAATATCGTCGTCTTTTACGGCACAAATGCCCGACATGGGGTCAACGTTAAAATCCACTCCCAGTAATAGGGGCATTACAGAGATATCTTTGGCTTCTGTTGAGATATTTGCGTCACTGAAGGAAACAGCCACTAAACCAGTTAAATTTTCAAAGCTAGCCTCAAATTCTTGACGAAATGTGCGCTGATCTAACTGAGCGCGAGCTGCTTCAACTTCTTTTGCCGGAACGTTACCCCCTTGAACCGTTGTATAACTCCAGCGAGACCATTCCCCCGTCTCATCTTCGGGGACATAACACCAAAGATCGTAAAACCAGCTCGCAGTTCCGTCGGGAGTGGAGATAAATAAAGTCCACCCCTGTTTATCGGCGAGTGCGGGTCGAATTACCTCAAACCACACTTCGGAATCCATAAATGCGGCCTCATCTAAAACCACGCCCGCCAAACTTCGGCCCCTCAAAGCCATTGCATTTTCGGTTCCTTTTAGTTCAATCATGGAACCGTTAATTAGTTCCACCTTTAAATCAGTCTCGTTTTTAGATTTAATCCACTGCGGAGGTATTAACCGCTTTATTTCTTTCCAGGCAATGTCTTTTGCCATGCGGTAGGTGGGGGCGCAATAAAAATAGGTCTCTCCAGGGCGATTAATTGCGGCACGAAGTAGTTCGATGCAGGATAGGTAGGATTTCCCGAAACGCCTTCCGGCAACTAGGACGCGGAAACGACTTTTGTTGTTGAATACCTCCCCCTGCGCCCATCGAAGAGTAAGAGGTTCTGCTGTTTTTACTGTCATAACCTATAGATTACCGAGTTTTCCGTTTCTAAAAACAGGGTGGGGCGTTATTATCGGCTTAATGAGTACGCTTACTGCCCGTGGCTGAAGCAACATTTGATGTATTTAATGAGGAAACTCGTGTCAAGCATGACGGGAGAAAAGTGGGGAAGAGAAATCCCGACGCTGTTATAGAGCTTCGCTGCCAGAGACTCTATAAAAGACAACTTGACGGATTAACTACCCGCCAATTAGTTCTAGAACACGCTGAAAAAGAAGGAGTCTGTGTAAAAACAGCGTGGAATGATTGGAAAAGAGTGAACAGCTGGAGCGAAGAGGACTGGCAAAAGGATCGGGAAAATATGCTTTCCAGGGTTCAAAGTATGCGGGTTCAGCTCTTTAATAAGGCGGTTCGGAAAGGACAGCTTCAAACTGCAGCGCAGATTTTGGATTCCATAGGCAAAGTGATTGGGGAAAGTGTGGAAACTGTGAATATCAACGCGCCAGAGCTTGCTATCAGGGTCGAATCTAAAACAGATGCTTAAAGGGCTGCGGGATTCGATTGGGAATCTTTTTGTGTATAGATCGCCAGAGCCAGGGGAAAGTTACCGGAATTATTTGCTATCCCTCCCCTCTAGGGAGTTGAAAATTAGAGCGGGGACAAGGACGCATTATGCGAAGCGGAAGTTGGTGGACATTATCTTGACTTCTCAGGGTTGATAGTGTAGTATATAAGAGTACTACAGAAGAGCTTATTTAGCGGATATTATGTAGGTTCCCCACTCAGCGGTAAGGGCCAAAAAATCTCGTACCCGTCCCCCCAAAATGCGAGACGGGCCGAACCTATAAAGGGCGCGCGCCGATGCTTACCGGCCTACATATTTAATCATGCAATAGTCGGGATGATTTCCGGCTTGCTTGCACTGAGCTATCCGCTGGTTAGTTTCTATACCGAATAAAACAATAAAAGGAGCCGTCGCGGTGAGGGTCAGCGTTGCAACCAACGGGGCAAGATTGTTCATTTTGTTTAGTGGGCTTAGTGGCCCTAACTGTTGTTAGTGTAGCAGAGAAGAAAGGAGAAGCCAGACCTTGCAGCATTTCGCAACATTTGGCAGGCAGTCGGTGCGGCTCGGATTAGTTGGGAGAACATGGGAGACAGTCAAAAGGATTTACAAGAGGAAGAAAGGAAAGAACAAAAACCCGCTATTCGAAACGGTGGAAGACATAAGTTACATAATCACCACCACCAAGACCAGGGGGCCAGCTAGACCAACTAAAATGAGGTTCGCCCTTAATGTCTACACACTCGCACTCGTTAAGATCTAACCAGTCAAGCGTTTCCTTGATAATCTTTTTCTCGCCTGGCTCTAATCCCGAAACGTCACCATTAACAAGATACGAGGCCCAGTAAACAGGAAGCTCACGTTCAATAACTTTAATCATGATACAAAAACCTCAACGGATGAACTCTCCAGGTCATCAGCCAGTGCCATTAGGTCGGCATCTTCTAGAACACGATCCCAACATTTGCCGAGTGTTTCGCTATCTTGCAAGATCTCATAACCCAAAACAAAAGCAGCCATATTTGCCACACGTTCAGGATCAGAGAAGTCAGTCGTAACCTCTCCAATGTTGTCCTGTTCCCATTCTTTAATTAACTCAATAGCATCGAAGACGTGCGAGCCTAACCACTCCTTAGCCTTCCATGTTCCAATAATGTAGTAGTCAGAATTGCAAAGTTCATTGTGCAAGTCGCCGCCATACTCTCCAGCTCCTACACCATCGCGTAGCTTGTCGATGATGTCAGCGCGGACATCAGCTCTTAAATTTTCCATAGCTTTAATGGGCTAAGTTCTCCCATAGTGTAGCATACTAATCCGCATATAAAAACCCATCATCACCTAAATAAATCTCAAGCGGTCCAAAACTAGAATTAATCAACTTGGCAATTTTGGTTGCCCAAGGTTCGCACCAGTCACCATCGAAGAAGCCCGCGCCGTGTCCGTTCCTTGTCAGAATAAAATCATGCGCCACATAGTCCCAGGGGTCGCCATCATCCGGCCAATCTGTATTTCTACAGACTTCAGGATCAAAACCCCAAAGCTCCAAAGTGTGCCTGAAAATTTCCCAGTCATCAGCTACACGATCCACAAGAGAAGAAGACGGGTCAAAAGTTTCCAAGCTTTCATGTTCACCGTCGGAAGAAGACCACAAAAGGGTATGAAGACAAGCATCTACAGACATTTTTAAGCCTCTAATACATTAAGAAGAAAGCGCACACGATCCAGCGCGTCCATTAACTCATTCGGGTCTAATTCACTCTCTGAAAAAACGTCCTCAGGCGTTGCCTCTACCAGCTCGACAATTCGCCAAGCGTGCTTACGTGCCAGGGACACATTACCAGCAGACAATTTAATCATTTTAAGAGTTGGCTTTAGTGAGCCTGTACTTACTTAATACAGTAACACGGAATAGGAAAAAGCGCAAATAGTGAGAAATTCCCATAAGAATTTGATTTTTTAGGTTGACTTTCTCACTTTTATGCTACAATACAAGAGCATTCAAGCTCATTCAAGCTATGCCTACAAAAACCAAAACGCTCCAAAAGCCGGAAGGCTTAAGCCTCATCGAGGAACTTTTAACCGCAAAAATGAAGCGGTTGGAAATCGTGGGGATTCTCACAGAAAACAACGTGCCAATCAGTTCAGCTTATCGGTGGCATTCTGAAGCCTATAAGCTCCACGTATGGGAAGACGAACCAGAAAGCAAGGTCAATCAAGCTCTAAAAGATAAAGAGCTTGCACTTAACGCCATCCGTGACCAACTTCATGCAGCCATGCAGTCAGATGATGGCGATCGAGTCCTAAAGCTTTCCTCTGAGTTGATCAAAGCAAACAAAGCAGCAAGGAACTTTTAAAAATGTCTAGCATTCACGATTACAGCGAAGCCGGAAACTGGGATGATTATTTTTCATCGTGGCTTCAGGTCGAACCACCCGAGAACTTCGATTTCGATCCAGCCGATTTATCGGATGAGGAAATCGAACAAATGCGGGAAGAAATGGAGGCTAAAGAATATTTTGAAAATCATCCGAGCCTCTCAGCTCGCGAACGTAACCCAAACTTAAATTAAACCAATGAACGAACCAACCGCCGAAATCCGCAGCGCTGCAAGGGTTTTGCGTTTCATGCGAGACCTAGACAGACCACCACAATTTACAGACGCAAGCAAGGCACAGTCTTTTGCTTATGAAAACGCGCTACGCATTCTAATAGACGAGTTCGGATTGCAAGCGCACCATCATGAATTATTTTTCGGAGACTCTAAAAAATGAAACTCAAAAAATCACGAAAAGAAAAACGCACTTGCTCGGTGTGTAGCTCATCCATCCTTAAGGGTGAGCTTTACGGGGAGCGCACCAAAACAATTCTTTCAGACCCTCAAGGTCAAAGCTTTAACGGTGGTAGAACTTGGGAGCCTTTCAGGCTTACTCAAAAAGTCAGTATTTGCAAGGGATGTGCTACACCATGAAGCCAACACAACAAGAGCTGGAAAAGCTCAGAACATACGCTCCAGGGTTACTTATAAAAGTAGCCTTGGAGGAAATTTATAAAATCCTGAAAAAAGAAATACCGGATTTAATAAAAGATATTTTTATCTATGGATTTAAAGCGGGAAAATTTTTTAATTCTCTCTTGTTAAAAATTCAAGCGGCAAGATCAAGCTGAGCTAAATAAATATTTAAACGCTCCAGGTATCTTTGCTCTGCTGCCAAAAGGTCAAGCTCACTCATCATTTTTACGGTGGGGGAGCCTGACCTTCTCGCGCATACGACAACGCCCCCTTTAGCTTTTATTCCTGTGAGGTTTTTCAGGCCCAGGGAATACGCTCCAATCTGATCATAAAATTGTGCGTACATTGCGTCAGATCGTTCATTCTGACTAGTCTTCCAGTCTAATAAATAAGGCCCATCTCCTTGTACATCCACAAGACAATCACACGTACCAGCAAACCCATGAATGGCTGTTTTTGTTCCATGAATGGCACTTTTTGGGGTGTAGTGAATGGAAAATTCAACGGCATGAATGGCCGAAATGTTGGCTTCTATAAAAGTCCGTAGACCTCTGGCGTAGCCACTGGCGCTCCAGGGGACTTTTGGTGCGTTTTTGATGGCTTTTTGGAGCGCCCATGATGTAATTTTCGGTGGGCATCGCTCCAGGCAATCGCCTCCGCTGTCCCATACTCCTCGCTTATTGGCGACTTGTCGCGAAAGTTTTGCTGCAGTTTTGAGGAGATATTCCGCATGGCCGTGTGCAAGATGCCCTCTTGTGCAGGCAACATCACGCTCCACGGCAGAAGTGGGTCTATTACTCCAACGTTCCAGGGCATCCTTTTGTTCTTGAGGGGCAGTTTCGTTAAGGATATGGGTTACTGAGCTATAGACATTCCCTTTGTCATCTCTGTATACCCTGTGGGGAAAATCTGTATTGGAATCATCCCGTACCAGGTTCCACTTCCTTAGTCCTGCTAGAGCGTTTTGAGTGTCTAGCGTTACATTAGTGGGCATTAAGATACACGTTCCCATAATTACTATACCATGATTAAGCTACTCGACTTGGGGTAAAACTCTCCATAGAGTTCTTTTTTTACTTTCAGAGCTTTTTTGGCTTTATTTAATGAGGGAAAAGTTCCAAGATCTATAGGCTGACCTTCGTATTGAAAAGACACTCTATATCGTCCTCCTGATACATAGTAAATATTTGCATAGCCTGTGGAATTATTCCGATGAATACTTCTGTTCCTACTGTTCTCACCATGAGTCGCTAGACGTAAATTTGTCCACCGATTATCAAGAGAATTACGGTTTTCATGGTCTACTAATAATTCTCCAGGGTCATCGCCAGTTACCCACACCCAAATTAATCTAGCCACTACATAACTACCGCCATTGATATAAGCCCCTCCCCAAAACTTCCTTCTGTTATGAATGGGGCCACCTTCTTTAATGATTCCTACGTGATCTCCTTTCTTTCTAGTGTTTAGATCTACTGAATGAAGGTAACGCCCTGAATCAGGATCATATGAATGAATTCCACGAAGAAATTCTTGAGAAGGAATAGATAAATGAATTTTCACCATATTTTGTTCCTCGATCTACAGGAGTAGCCCTTATAGCTAGTAGGAATGGCTTTAATCATTTACTCAAAGCCTCCAACGCAGCTAAATAAGCCTGGGCTTCTTCTAGGTCTGCACAAAATTTGCTAGAGCCGAGATAGGAAGCAAGGAAGCGCGAAAAAGTGCGCTTCCCTCCCTCTATTTCAAACCCGTGTATCGTTCCACCCCTTGAAGAGGTGTGAAGTAACTCAGGTTTTTGCATTTAACCTTCCTTATGTGGGTTTCCCCCGGAAAGTAGGCGGGATATGTCAAACCCACCAGATTTGGATTCCTCCCAAGCTGCATTAATGCCGTCTTGAGACCCCTTTTTACGCGGTACTGCTCTAAGGCTGTACTCCGTGTTTAAGCCATTGCCTTCTTTACCGAGAACAAAATCCCACTCCAGCAAATTGGAATAGTCATCCATCTGGCTAATGGAATCAAATTCACGGTTAATAGACTTTTGACTTACCTGAAGAACTTGAACTGAACCAGCGTCATGGTTAAAAACTGGAACAGCGATAGCGAACTTCGCTTGCTCTGGTGCAGAGCCTTCGCGGTTTAGGCGACGGGTGTAGTCAGATCCAAACTCTACTTCGATATCTTCAGGTGTTGGTTCATTTCTGAACCTGAATGGCTTAACACTTCCGTCCGATGCCTCACCCCAAACTTCGAAAAATTCGAGGGGATTGTCGTCAAGAAGTGCGAAGCGTACTGACGTTCCGCTTTGGATCTTGGAAGGGTTGAGATACCCTCCACCTGAACCAGCGGCAACAGCAGATGAGGCTTTTTCTGATAGAAAAGGCATTAGTCGGTTAAGCAGTGAGCACTATGCTCTGTGCTCCGCTAGTGTAGCAAAGTGACAGAACCCTGTCAACGCGCTACAATGAAAAAACCCCCAAGGCGGGATAAGCCTTGAGGGTTAAAACAAGCTCGATGACCTAAAGGAATAGTAGCACAATGAACCTGCTTGAATTCGTCCAGAAACTTCCTGAAACACTTGTATACGCACCTATATACAAAAAGGGAGCAAAGATGCTCTCGCAAAGAGAAGCAACTGGTAAAAATCCTCTTGAATCGGCGTTCCAAAGGAAGTTTTCTCCCTCTGATGTTGCTTTTGAGTTAGAGCGCAACAACAAACTCGGAGCTGTAGGACTATTTACAGGTATTCGCGGTAATGGAATTGTCATTCTTGACTGCGATAGAAACCTTTCTGCGTTAAAGAGAAAATGGGGAGACACGCTTAAAGGTGCTCCGTGTATTACCTCCACCAAGAAAAACGCTGCTAAGTACGTCTTCCGCATCCCACAAGACCTTTGGTACGAAGTTCAAGGGCATGGGCTATCTCAGGCAACAGGAGGGTGCTACGAGCTCCTGTGGGGCAGACAGGGATTAATTTTTGGTGACTACCCAGGGGGAAAAGTATCCGAACCAGGGCAATACGGCTTCGAAGGGGATCTGGACAATATTCCGGTTGCTCCAGGGTGGTTAATCGCCGAGATGAAAGCGTCTAAAGCCGGAGAAGGAGAAGGCTTCGTAAAAAATAGAAAAGCACTTGATTTATCTGACAGAACAGAAGATGAAATTGCTCAAATAATCCAAGAATGCTTAAACGCTATTACGCACCAGGGTGCAGGTAGTCGTGAGCATTGGATCAAGATCGGAATGGCTATCCATTCTGAACTTCCTAACGATCTTGGTTTAACCCTTTGGTCTGCGTGGTCTGCTCAAGATGCTGAATATGCCGATGAATGGGAGGGAAATGACAATCCTTGCTCCCAACCCTGGGGTTCCTTTAGTAGTAGAGGAAGTATTGGTTTAGGAACTCTTATCTGGCTAGCGGATCAGGAAGATCCAAAGAGGTTGCGATTTCAAGAGTCAAGCAGGGCAATTATTGAGAAAGCGGAAGCTGATCAGGTTCAGAAAATACGGACATCGACTCTTCCTTTCCCAGAGGTAATGAAGCAGGCAAAAGAAATTCTCCAACTAGAGAATCCTGCGGAAATGAACTACAAGTTGAACGCTCTTGCGCTCCAGGCTGGTTATAGAGATCAGGTTGCATTAGAGAAACTTATCGTTGATCAGATTCAGTTTGAAGGCGCAACCGGGTTAATGAAGGTAAAGGATCTGATGAATATGGAGGGAAGGAGGGATTATTTGATACCCGATGTACTACCTACCCCGTCTGTTGTTTTGGTTTACGGAGCAGGTGGGGACGGAAAGTCAATGTGCGCCTGGGCTTTAGCAAAACATATTGCAACTGGTACTCCTTTCGTGGTTAAAGGTAAGCATTTACCAGTGCAACAGGGGCCTGTCCTTCTCTTGAATGGCGACCAGCCACTAGTCCAGTTAAAGGAACAGTTATCGGAAGTCGACTTTCCTTTGGACGACACTACTCACGTTCAAACAGATTGGTCGCTCCAGCGTTATGCCCAGTTTGTGAACTTGATGGAAAGAATTAACCCAAGTCTTGTGGTAATTGATTCTCTGATTGGGTGCAGTGGAGGAAGGGCATTTGACGAGAACAAATCTGACTTTGCAACTCCTCTTTACTGGCTGACAAGAAACAACGGTGTGCTGTTTCCAGCCACAACGATTCTCCTGATCCACCATGCAAATAAGAATGGTGGTTTCCGTGGCACCAGTGCAATTCGTGATGCTGTGGACGAAACTTGGGCTCTGAAGATGCCATCAGATAAACAGATCGAAACAGTAGGAAAGCACTCACGAATTATCAACGTCGAGAAGTCAAGAAGCGGAAGATCAGGAACTTCACTGATTATGCGAATGGAAGACGATCTCAGTTTTAGCGTTAGTGACTACACGCCGGAAATGGATAAAGAAGATTCTTCACCTGCGGGAATCATTGACCGAGTTCTACACAGACTGAGAGTTGTTTATCCAGGGGAGCGCACCAGGGCTGACCTAAATGCTGATCCTCTTGTTGGAGGAAAAGTAGCTGCCATTAAAAAATCGCTCCAACGTTTAGAAAAGAGAGGATTAATCGAAGTCCGTCACTCTCCACAAGGGAACATATATAAAGCAGTCCTCGCGCGTGGAGAGGGTACGTATATGTGTCCCACCCTAGGAAAAGATAGTGGTGGAGAGGAAAAAGACATGGGACAGACCCCTGGGACAGAGCCAAGTTGTCCCACCCCTGACATAAAAGACCCTGTCCCACCCCCTTGTCCCACCCCAGATCCCAGTGCTGGTACGGAAAGTGCTCTAGATGGGACATCTGGGATATATCCCCGCGCGCGCGAGGGACGAACTACCGCTGAAATACAAGCTCTAAAAGAGGCCGCTTTTAAACTATGGGATTAAGAGCAGAGGACTACATCCCTTTTTGCCCTGGGTTCTTTGCAGAAGAAGAAACGTTTGCTGGAGCGTCTATGTCTCCCGTACACCCTGAAGCTATTAGGAAGGAGCACTCAGAAAACGGTTATATCTGCTGTACGTGGTCTTTATGGGCTTGGACTTCTTTTAAATACGTAGAAGGCTCTGGCAAAATTCCTCATTATTCCTATTACCTAGACCCTGTAGATGCTTGGTTAGATGTATTTGAACATGTTTCTGATAGATCCCTTTATTCCGATGAAAAACGTGCCAATGCTAAGAAAGACATAGCAACTTATGTTGCTAAAACCAAAGGTAAAAAGAAAAAATGACTTTATGGCAACGACTTAAGCATGCTTTATTTGGTAAACCGGAAGAAGAGGTGCAAAATAGACATGTTGACGAACTAACGGTTCCTGTGAGAAAAGAGCACATTCAGTTAGCTGTCTTTCAGGTTCCCTATGACGCTGGGCCTATGGCTAGTGTCCGATACACCGCTTACGGAGACGACGGGAAACCTGTTGTAGTAGAGCAGATTGATTACGGATACCGAGCAGAAGATTTAGCTCAATTCGACATGGAAACAACTAATGCTCTGGCTATGGGTGTAGACGTGACAATATTTACGAAGACAGATATAGAAATGTTTCCAAAGCTTGCAAGGTATACCAAAAGTTGATTGATGTGCTACATTAATGGGGTAGCAAGCGGTAACTTCCGCACCCCTAAAAAATGACCCAAGACGAAATTTTCTGGACACTCCAGACAGCTATTAAGCATGGTGGTGGTTTTATGCGCCGCCTTGCTGAAGCAGCACTAATTGCTGATGCTGACAACAAGGCAAAGATTTTTGAAACATGGCCATCACTTATTTCTGTGTACGGCCCTAGCTCTGTTTTCTATGAGAAACCAAAGAGCCCTGAACTACCTAATCTCCATAATTTATAATGACAAACTACACAGTGTACTACGGTATTGAGCATCTTCATAAGCTCAATACATGCACCAGTATTGCCCTAGATACTGAAACACTCCAGATTTCACCGGAGCAGGGAAAACTTCGTCTTATTCAGCTTGGTAATAAGGCGCGTGAAACCATTGTTATTATTGACTGTTTTCAATTAGAGGACTCTGATTGGGAAAAATTAACGCAGTTCTGTGATAACGGGGAGCGTTTTTGGATAGCGCACAATGCTGTTTTTGATATTGCCTGGCTACAGGCGCAAGGAATTTTCCCTAGAGGGAGGTTTGGATGCACCATGTTAGCCAGCAGACTTCTAAACAATGGCATACCGAATGTAAGTCATAGACTGGACTCTATAAGTAAAAGGCATCTGGACATTGAAGTTTCTAAGGAGCAACAGACTTCTGATTGGGGTGCTTTTGAATTAAGTGAAGAACAACTTTTATACGCAGCAAAAGATGTAGAAATTTTATTGGATTTAGAAATAGAGCTAGATAAAAGACTAGCTATAGGACAACTTCAAGCAGCTTATGCTTTGGAGTGCAACGCGCTACCTGCCCTTGCTCAGATGTGGAGAACAGGTTTGCCCTGGAACCCTCAAGCCTTAGAACAATGTCGGGTTGACTACGAGCACGATGCCAAAGAGATGGGCAGAGAGTTTCTTAGAGAACTAGATAATGCTTTACCTGAAGACCAAAAACTACCTAGAGAAGGAGATACAAGAATTAAGTACTTGGAAGGGAAACTTTCTGAAATGGGAAACTCTTTTACAGAAAGAACGATATGGAATAGAGAGCTAGAACAGCTTTACGAAGATAGAGAAGTAGCTGACTTCAATTTACGTACCAAAGATGAGGGCTCTATCCGACTCGGTACTAAAAAATATAAAGGGTTCAATATCAACAGCCCTAAGCAGTTACTCGAAAAATTCGAGACAGTGCTGGGTTCCACCCCGAGGGATGTGAACGGAAAACCCAGCGCCTCGCGTCAAGTTTTGCGGAATTATTCGGCTGATCACGAGGTAATTCAAATGTATCTCACTTGGAAGAAAACGGAGAAAAGAAGACAAATGATAACTTCAATCCAAGAAAAAATGGACGCAGACGGTTTCGTTCGTGCGTCTTACATGCAGTTGGGAGCAGACACGGGAAGAATGTCCTGTATAAAACCCAATAACCAACAAATACCAAGAGACCCTACTTTTAGGCAGTGCGTTGAAGCTCCGGAAGGGTGGAAATTGGTGGACGCTGACTACGGACAGATGGAACTAAGACTTGCCGCTGCTCTATCGAAGGATGAAAAGATGATTGAGGTTTTTAAGAATAACGAAGACCTTCATGAAGTAACTGCTGAGGCGATTGGATGCGATAGGCAGATAGCAAAGTCGGCAAACTTTGGTCTCCTATATGGAGCAGGAGCAGAGGGTCTTCGAAATTATGCAGGAGCTAATGGGATCAAGATGACTAAAGAAGAAGCGGAAGAGATTCGTACCAACTGGCTTACTACGTTCAGTGGTATTAAGACTTGGCAAATTAAAAACCAAGAAAAGGTAACTGAAACAGAGCACCATGAATGGCCCGAAATTCGTATACCGAAAACAGGGATGCGAAGGTTCGTAAGAGGAGACTTAAACAGAGTTACTGTTAGGTGTAACACCCCCATACAAGGAGCAGGAGCAGCGATTCTTAAATGTGCGCTTGGTAATTTATGGCCTGAAATTAAAAAAGCAGGAGAAAACAAGGTAAAAATTGCTGCTGCAATTCACGACGAAATACTTTTACTTGTTAAAGAAAACGAGGCAGAACACTGGGCTTCTGTTTTACGAGAGAAAATGGAGGATGCGGAGGCTAAATGGTTGGGAGATATCCCGGCATTAGCAGAAACTTCTATTGGCAAAACCTGGAGGGAAGTCCATTGAATCCTGTTAATCCGATGGAAGGAGACATGTTTATTGATCCTTCTATTGATAAAACGTTTTACTACACAGGGGATAGATGGGTGGATATAACCAGAGCTAAGATAATACAACAGCCTGTGGGAATAACAGCGTGCCAGGGGCATCAAGAACCGCAAGACAAATAATTATGGAAGAACTAAATAAGGAGATCTGTTTAGCAATGACAGCAGATCTCCAGAGGGCAGCTAATTTCTTGAAAGGAGCTAGAGAAGTAAGAGCAGGGAGCAAAAAACAAAGGCGTATATCTAGGGAAAGACAAGCAACTGCCTATAAAAGAAAAGACGATAGACCATGTACGTGGTAAAGTAGTACAACTACATTTGTGTGAATGGCCCTTAAGCACGGAAATAAAACTTACCTCCAAATTCTCTTAGACCCTCATCGAGCTAAGTTAGTTCAAGAGAGAGCAAAGGCCCAAGAGATCCGAGCAACTGCCTGGATCAGAAATGCTGTCTACAAGGAGCTGGAGCGCGAATTACCTGCTTCAACTTATAAAGAGGCCGAAGCGAAAGACGAAGCTGTATGGCGAGAGTCAGTACGGCGAAGAGTCGAAGGCCGAACTACAAACCCTGATACACCTGATGACCCGTCTGACGAACAACCCCAGTGTTCCATGCCCTGATTGCGGTCTATTTTGCAATCGTGTTATCTGTACTCGAAGGGAAGATACAGGTGTAATTATTAGACGAAGACACTGTATAGAGTGTGATCACAGGTGGTACACAATGCAGTACCCGGAAGTGGCTACAAAGGATTACCCAAAGAAGAGAGGCAGAAAATCTAATAAGAAGGTTTCTGTTTACTCAAAAGTAAGTCCCGTTCCATCTCTAGGAATCCAATTCGGTTCATAGCGTTTTCCAGAAGTTTGGATTGATATCGAGTTTGCTTAAGGAGACCTATACAAACACGCGCAACATGTTCCGCATCTTCATGTTTCTCTAATAGATGGGCTTCTTGCTCTATTTCTAAAGTTTCTTTGTCCGTAAACTTTACTTTTTCCCAGTCTTGAAAGTTCATTTATCACTTACCAGACGACTAGGATGTTTCCTTTTTCCTCCCCATTTCCACGCTATATACCAGTCAGCATCACTCCTCAGAATTGAGGGGTCTGCTTTCTGAATAGCGTCTTGTAGTTCAGAAAGACTTCCTAACTGATGGGGATCACCGGGATCGAAGTGTTCAAAGAAATCTCTTATGTAGAGGGGGTGGGTTGGGGGTCTTTGCATAACTTTTCGGAATATTTAGCAGCAAGCCCTGTATAAGTCCCCGCTTGTGGATGATCAGGTTTGTCACGACCATCCTGTTTAAACCAAATGTCCATTTGCTTAACACGCCTTGCATTTTCATCACGCCAGGCTTTGTCCATTACAACGTCCATTAGGTATCAGTATCGGAAGATTTGGGCTTGAGCTTTTTAATACTATCTAAAACGAGAGCAACTATTCCGTTCTGCTTTAGGGCACTCGCTCCAATCAACTCTGAGACTAGGGCGAACGCAGCCCAGAATATAGGACTCGTTAATAGTTCATCCATAGTAAACACCAGAAGTCATCCAGACAATACTCTGGATCTTGCGGTTTATATCAAAAGTGCTACATTTCGTGTGCTGCTCCCCAACGGCACACGGAACCCCTTTGATCGAGCGCGACAGGTCTTAGGGGTTTTGTTGTATTTTGGCGGAGCATTGACCCTAAGAGTGGCAAGGACTCAGCTTGTCCCGCAGGACTTCGCGGTGTGCTCCTTAGATAGGTTACTTCCTCCAATCTCTCCTAGGAGCAGGTTGTAACTTTGCTACTTCCTTTTCTAGAGCGTTGATTCTGTGGAAGAGTTCTCGGATGTCGCGCTCACGTCTATTAGAGACGTTTGCCAACAGCATTAGAAAAGCAGAAGCGCCCGCGCCTATTATTGCGGCCCAAGTAGATTCCATTTAGTCTTAACCTGCTTTTGTATTACTCATGGAGGTTATTTTGCCAGACGAGAAACAACCTGAACCTTCAAAACCTGAAGCAAAACCCCCTAAAAAGAAAAATGGGGTCATAAATAAACTTCAGGAAATCACTCCTGATAAAGAAGAACAGATCCAAATCATAGGTGTAGCAGTGCGTTTGGGCATTGTTATATGGTCAGGATTCTGCCTAACTTTAGCCTATATAGATTTACCTGGATTCCCTAAACAGACCTTCGACCCGACCTTTATTGCTAGTGTTTTTACCGGAGCTTTAAGTTCCTTTGGGTTGACAACATCAAAGAGTAAAGGTGGTGGAAACGGAGTCAGCAAGGCTGATCTTGAAAAAATGATGGCTGCTAATCAGGCTGGTGCTGGTGAACAAATCATTCGCATTCAAACTCCAATCCGTATTCAAGCTCCAGACGGTGGAGAAATTCAACAAGTCGTGCAGGCTCCACCAAAACCTCCCGCCCCAAACACAAAAGCATGAAAAAGTTACTGTTCCTATTACCGCTTGGCTTGGCGGTGGCAATGCCCGTTAATGCCGATATTCGTCACTCCATAAAATCCAGTGCAACTATCACTTTGGATCCGGCTTATTCTTCTGCCACAAGAATAGGGTCAACATATTCGGTTTCGGGATCGAATGTGACTCCAAGTAAGACGATTTCAGGGACAACAACCTCTGGAGCCATTGGTGGGCTGAACATTGGTTCAGTCACAGCAGGAGTGCCCGCTTTTATAGACACTGACTTCACTGTTACCACAGCAGGATCTGCTTTTTCTGCGGTTGAATCGCTGACCCAAGGTGATGCGATCCAATCTGCCACAACTGTTAGTTCTGGTGTCGTGGGCTCACTTCCTTCTCTTGGTTCTACTGTTACAGGATCAGGCGGAGTTACAGGAGGAACGATTACTTCGCTCACTTCAGGAGTTCATACCTGTGGCGGAACTATGGGTGCTGGCTCAAGTTGCACGGCAACAAGCATCATAGAAACGCTGGTGGACTGATGTTTGGGCTGACTTTCATAGTAATAATATTCATCCTCTTCCTTATTTGGAGAGGATTGTCTGATCCAAATGCATGAAGAAACTATTACTGCTATTAATATTATTAATTCCAGCTAAGGCTGTAGCTGTGCCAGTGGTTCCTAACTTTTCGTCAGGAACTATGTCGGCTGTCACGCGTACAACAAGTGTGGTTACAGAAACTATATCGTCCCACGATTACAACACAGGCCATACTTACACAATGAATGGGACAGGAGTAACAATTAATGGCAATATTTCACCTAGCCCGACAACTACTACCCAAGCAATCGATGGCACTAATTACACATGGACGGGAGCAAATCTCACAACCAAACCAACGGTAACTCTCACCACCCAAGGGAATCCCTTCCAGTTTGTAGAGAGCTATACAGGCCCAGGGCTCTCGAACATAACGAACATAACTCGAACCACAAATATAGAAAGCGTCACAGAAACAACAAGTGTATTCTCGCAGTAATTTTATTATTACTTAGTCCAACAAAAGTATTAGCCCAAACTTCACAAACAGCCGCGCCAGTTGCGAATAGTTCAGGCAGCGTAACTAACATGGCTATTCAATCATTACAAGGTAACTTAATACAGAATCAATATGGCGGAAACATAGTCTGTCAGGGGCCTATGCTCACTTTTTCTCCTTTTTTAACAGACTCACATACGTATAGTAGTCCTAGAGAATATTGGTATGAACAACCCCAATATAATGATGCTGGTGAGATCACTCACTACACACAGAATAGGACGGGGCAGAAAGATAATATGGCTTTGAACCTCGGGTTTTCAATGACCTTTTCCGTCCCACTAGATAATTCACTTCAAAGAAGATGTAAAGAAAGTGTCGATACTCAGATTTCTAGGCAAAAACAATTATTGCAAGATTCTCAACTTAATTGGCATATAGCGAGGTTAAAAAACTGTGGGGAATTAAAACTTAAGGGGATAGAGTTCGCACCTTGGTCTCCCTACTTTGAGCTTTGCAAGGATGTAGTCGTGAAAGCGAAGATGGGGCAAGTCCTGCCACATCGACATCAGACTCCTGCTAAGACCATTTTACCGGAGGGAGATTCCTCTTCTCTCGATAAGCGTTGGTTCTTTTCTGGGATAAATTTGGAGTTACCACCTTTTTTCCGAGGATCTTCTGAACCCTTGTTAAAACCTGTTTCACGAGGGGTTTTACAATCCTCAGAAGAAAAGGAGTAGCTGCTGCGCTAGCTGTTGCGACGACCGCAATCGTTCCAGTTGTAACTACCTGTGGAACGCTCGGTATTGCATCAACTATTTGCTGAGGGAATGAGACTTCTGAATATTGAGTGACACATCTATTTCCTATTAACTGATAACCCGTTATCTCTTTTGTCCCCTTCCCGTCAGGAACCTTGGTGCCAATTTCTGCTGCATCAGGAGGCGGGCAATCCGTGCTCTTCGGGGTGGACGGTGGTGGTTCATCTGATGCTGGTGTCTCTGGTTGTTCATATCTTTGCGGTTGCGTCTCTTCTGTAATAACCAGTTCCTCTGGCGTGTAATCCATTGCGTTGAAGCTTGGTACGCCCCCTGGACAGAGCGTGACATTGCCCTCTGGATCATTCGTAATTAGTGCATCATTCTCATAATCGCTGCGCCTTGTTTCAACGCAAGGCATCTCAATAATGGGAAACCCTATAGGTACAGAAACAGGAACTTCTGGGGCAGTCAGTATTGGGTAATTAACAATCCTCGTTTGAATCCCAGGAATGTCTATGTCTTTTATCTGAATACCTTTAATTTCACTCAACTAAAGTACCTCTAGACCTTCTTATGTCTTTTAATTCTTCGAAGTTTTTCTGCTTTGTCCCTCCGTCATATACCCACGCATAACCTTCCTCTACCATCTCCTCGTTTATTGAACGACTTGCACTACCAACGTATAACCATCCCAATAATCTGCCATATTTTCCGGTTGCTCCTTTATCCAATTCCGTTCGAATGGTTAAATCGTATCCATCATTAACTGCATCATCCAACTTATCTTCAAGCCAATAAGTTGCATCTTTACCAAGTTTCTTCTCAATAAGATTTCGAGTACGTTTTTCAGGAGTATCCACACCAGCAACTCGTACCCTCTGCTTTATTGATAAATCAAAACCTAGATCAATAGTTACATCAATCGTGTCGCCATCTACAACACGATCCACTTTACTAACTTTGTAATTCCAACAACTGACTCTGCTCGGAGGTTTCATGACTTCTGTTAAAAGGGAGATCTTAGTGACTTTTGTGTTGCTGATCCAGGGCTTTTGGTTGGCAATGCTGGCCCAGTTAGTCCGCCTGGAATCGGGACATTTTGCATTACAGATTCAATAACCTGCTGTTTAACTTTCTCTTGGTTCTCTTCATTGGTTAACCATAAATAACCAAAAACCGTTCCTCCCGTTAATGCAGCCACCAGTAAAAAGGAGACTACACTTATAGTGTTAATGATTTTTTGCATGGAAAATGTGTGGCGAGATGCCTTTTTAAAAGCACTAACACCAACAATCGTAATCGTATTTACAGGACTTGTCGCTTTACTACCTTTATATGTAGTTAGTCAGTCGTCCCTACCGCGCAAGACTCCGACTCTTCCTGCTCGGCTTCTGAAATAATCTTCTCAGCGAACTTAATTGCGCCATTTAGTTCTGCATATTCTTGCTTACACCGATCAATAACCTTATTTGCTTGATTGAACGTGTCTTGTATCTGTTCTCTACGCTCTAACAAAGAAGCAAGTTCTGTTTCAACAGTCATTAGTTGTGCCGAAAGATTGTAGTAATTGTCATTCTATATTTAGGAGCCTTAATTGACTGCGGTCTTATTGCGTGTGGAATCCCGCCATCAAAAAGTAAAACCCGCCCTGGTACGAAGCTTGATGTATAGATGACATCTGTTAAATCGCACTTGTCGTAAAAAAGAGTTTCCCCATACCAGCCATCTTCCCAGTTTAAGTTTGC